GCGGCCAGCTTATCGACGACGCGGCTTTTCTTTGCAACAATAAAGCCTTGTTCGTTAATCATGCGAAAGCCCCTTAAAACGGTATGTCGTCTTCGTAATTGTCCGACGGATTATGCGTCGCTTTGCTGCCAAGGTCAAGACCCATAAGAACGCCGCGCAAATTGTCGCCGAAAAATACGACCTTGTTTGCTTCCGGTGCGAAATGCGCTTTCTTAAACGCATGTTCGACGGAAAGAAGCAACTTCGCAGAAAAGCCCATTCGTTCCGGCAAGCCTTCGATTTTGTACGTCGAAGCTTCTTCTTTGTGCATCTTCGACAAAACCGCCCCGTCGTCGAAGAATACGTTTCCGTTCGGGCTAAACGACTGAATCGCGCGAACGCCGTTGTAAAAATCGTCGGGAACCGGCCAAGGGTTCAAGCCTTCAACTTCGAAGACGACTTGGTAATTCGGGTAACGTTCGCCGTAAAGTTGCGTTTTGATAAACGCCCCGTTTTCGAAATAGAACGTTGCCGACGACGCCGAAAAGCCGAAGCCGGTAAGGGCCGGGCCAGCCTTGGCGACAGCGACCGCCGCGCACTTCGGAAGCATCATGCCGGGCGGAAGGTCGATACCGTGCCACGCTTCCAGCAAGGCCGCCCCGTTGGTCGCGACGGCGCTTCCGGCTTGCAGCAAGACGGCGGCATAGGTCGCATTCGGTGCGCTGTCTGTCGCAAGCCCTGCGACCGCAGCGAAGGCCGTTTTAATCCGGTCGTCGATTGTGGCGCATTGCGGGTCGGGCGCGGTAATCGGCACGTCGTCGAAGCCCACACAAGGCACCAACGCCCGGAACGCGCCAGACGATACGGCAAGGGCGTTCGCGGTAAGCTGCGTAATCGACAGTTCTTCGCCGACCTTCGACAGCGCATCGATAAACTGCAACGTATGCGGGCACGCTACCAAGTCTTCTTCGATAGGATGCGCGACGGTCAAAACCCCGTCGGAAGCCGCCGCCCAATTGTGGGCAATATGCCCGAACTGAACGTTCGTCGGCCCGGCCTTTTTCTGCGCGATGGCAACGAACTTCAACGCCGCCAAAAGCGACGCCGCAGGGCTTGGCCCCTTGGCCTTTTTCTTTCCGGCTGCGGCTTGCCTGCGCGCCCTTGGCTTTTTCTTCGTCGGTTCTGCGGCTGGCGCTTCGTCTTCGGGCGGAAGCGGAATATTACTGTCGATTTTCATTTTCGGCCCCTTCTTCGTCAAGTTTCGAAATTGCCGCTTGAAGATAGTTCGCCAAGTCTAGCGTTTCTTCTAGCGCGTGTTGCAACCAATCGCGAAGCGACAACGGGTTATTATCCGTCGTTACGCCGTACTTTGCAAGTCCAACGATTGAACGTTGCAACAGTAATTCGCGGTTCTTTTCTACGTTTTTGTCGGGCGATATTTCGGCCATTTGTTCACCATTCAGCGGAAAGAACTTCGGGATACTTTTTGTTCACCCATACGCGAATACGGCGCGGCGTGCGAAGTTCGGAAACACGCTGCAAAGCTTGATAAGTCGTCGGCGGCGGTTCTTCGGCGTGCCGCTGCCGCCACCAATCGCGCGAACGTTTCGCAGCAAGCCCCGGATGTTCAAGCATTATAAATTCGTTGAACATTTGGAAGCCGCAAAAGTAACTAACCTTAATCATCGGCGGTTTCGTTAGATTTCCGTTTGCGTCGCGCTTTTCGTGCAAATTGTAAAGTACCTTTTGAACGTCGAAATATTCGACTATCGGCGCGTCGCTTCGCAGCGGTTCCAGCGTTCCGGCAGTCGCAAACAACTTCGTTTCAAAAGTAAATTCGGTGCCGCAGTTGATACACTGTCGGGCCGCAGCGTGATTATATACGCCGCATACGTCGCAAATACGAACGGGCGCGTCGCCGCCGCCTTTGCCCGGTCTGTTCGGAATTCGCGGGTCGTTGATTGGGCCAAGCCTTCGAACGTTTCCGGCGAAGTCCGCGTACAGGCAATTTTGTTTGCCAGTATCCGGCGACGGTCGGGTTCCGCGTCCCAACTTTTGAACGTGTTTGCCCGGCGATAGCGTCGGGTTCAAATCGCCGATAAAGTCAATCGGCGGATGGTCGAAACCCGTTGTAAGTTTCTGCCCCGATACCAAGCCGCGAAGTTCGCCAGCTTTGAAAGCGCGCAAACGTTCGGTATTGGTCTTCGAAGGCAACTTGGAATGAACCGGCAGAACTTCCAAGCCGTAAGACTGAATTACGTTCGCGACGTGTTCGGTATTATCAATGCCAGTTGCGAAGATAAGCCAAGTCGAACGGTCGTAAGCTATTTCGGTCATTTCCCGAACAGCGTTAAAAACAACTTCGTCGGTATCTACGGCGGCTTCTAGTTGCTTGCTGTTGAATTCGCCAGCCGTTACGCCTACTTTCGACAAGTCGATTTCGGTTCGCGTCGGCCTTGCGATAAGCGGCGACAAGTAGCCTTCGGCGATAAGTCGGTTAAACGATTCGACGCCGGTTATGTCGTAACAAATGTCGGTAAAAATTCCGTTTTCGGTAATAAGCCCCATTTTCATTCGATAGGGCGTTGCCGTAAATCCGATAACTTTAAGATGCGGGTTAATCTTGCGAAGTTCGGCGATAATGTATTGGTAATGCGAATCTTCCTTGTCGCTTAACAAATGGCATTCGTCGATTAACAGCAAGTCGCGCCAACCGAAATGGCGAAGATGCGCCGGGCGTCCGTCGTCTTCTTCAAGCCCGCGTTTAATCGCAGGCGCTACGGACTGAACGCCGCCGAATACGATTGGCATAATCATATCGCGGGAATTCAAGCCCGCCGAATAAATGCCCATTGGCGCGGTCGGCCAAATCGACATAAGCTTTTCGGCGTTCTGTTCGATTAGTTCTTTAACGTGCGTAAGCATCATTATTCGTTGATTCGGCCAGTAACCGAAAATTCGACGAATAAAGTTTGCAATTACGACCGACTTTCCGGTTCCCGTCGGCATAGCGACGACGGGGTTTCCGACCCCGCCGCGCTGGAAATAATCGAATATTGAATATTCCGCTTCGTCTTGATACCAACGCGGAACATAAATATTAGACATTCTTTGCGACCGCTGTAATTGGTGAATAAGAATCGCAACCCGTAGCGATGAAATCGCCCGGAATTACGCCGTTGTGAACTTCGCAAAACCATTCGCCGTTTTCGACAGGCTTTGCGGCCTTGCAGCTTCGGCAGTTCTTTTCAGGAATCGCGCCCTTGTGGCAAATATCCTTCGCCGCGCAATATCCGCACTTGTGAAACGTCGGATTATCCGACAAGCGCGGCGGCGCTTCCTGCGACAGAATGATTTGTTCGGCCTTTTCCTTCATTTGCTGGCCTAGCCTATGGTCTAGCTTAACAAGTTCGCAATGCAAGTCGTCGTCGTTCTTGTTAATGTTCAGGTAAAGAACATAACGAAAACGATATTCGTTGCCATACGTCGAAGTTTGGGCGAAATGTTGCGGCTTGCTTACTGCCATTCCTTGCGACATTAAGTCCGAAAAGCCCTTGCCTGTTCCGTTGGTCTTGAATTCCAGCAAAACGGGTTCGTCGATACCGTAGCGTTCGGGAAGCCGGGCGATGCCGTCAAGCGACCCGCCGAAGTGCCCCATAACGCCGGAAATGCGATATTGTGGGAATTCCAAGCCGTCGGCTTTCGCGCGTGCGACGTGTTGGGCGTAATACGGATTTTCATTCGTAATAAGTTCGCAACCCAACGCCAGTTCTTCGCCTTCCTTCAATACGCCGTAACTGTCGCTTTCGGCTTGGTAAAAGAAACCGTCGCGGTTTTCGTACCAACATTGAACGCCGATGCCTTCCAGCCATTCGATAAAGCGGGCTTCTTCACGGTGCCCACGATTAAACAAGCGTTGCTTGCGCCCGTCGGTTTGTTCGCGGAAACACCAACGGAAGATATACCAAAGCTTCCGCTTGCATTCGTCGCCAATCAAAGACGCGCCAAGGTGCCGACGGTGCCCGCCGTCATACGTGCGAACGCAATATTCGTCTATATCTTCTTTAATGCGCTTTGCAAGGGCGGTTGCAACGCCGGGCGCGTCAAGGTCTACGCTTTGCCTTCCTGCGTCGGATTTCGTCGGCTGCGCGTCGTTCAGCGTTAATTGTGCGTTCTTCGCGTCTTTGCTGTTTTGCATCGTTCTTCACCTTGCGCCGCATAAGGGCTTCGTAATTGTTCGCTAGATAATCCGCCGAAAGTGTCGCAACGTCTTTAAGTTGGTCTTTCGACAGCCAAGATATATGGCATTCCGACGGGTCGATTCCTAATTGGTTCGCAAGCCAATTGTACGCCTTCGCGCGCGACATTAAGCCGGTTTGCCAAAGGCGGTCGAATTCGTTATGGGCTTTCGTTCGAAGCTGGCGCGTTGTTCTGTCGGCCATACGACCCAACGGAATAAACGTGCCCGGATGGCAACCAACGGCGGCGCGACAATCGTTGCAATAATAAATGTGCGGCCAGTTGCCATAAGTTCGCCCGTAAATCTTGTCGTTCGTTGTTAGTTCAATGTTGAACGAACAACAAGTATCGCATTGTTCGGGCGTCGGCAATGCGTCTTTTATTTTCGACATAAGTTCGCATACTCCTTAAAAAGAAACGCCGGGGCCGGTTAAGACCCCGGCGAATCTACGCCGCGACGGCGTTACGCCTTAACGCTGGCCCCAAGGTGCCGCGCCTGCCGGTGCGCCGCCCTGCGCGGGCTGGCCGCCCTGTTGCCAGCCGCCGCCCTGCGCGGGCTGCTGTTGGGCGGGCTGTTGGGCAGGCTGGCCGCCCCATGCCGGTTGGCCGCCCTGCGGGGCCGGGTTCTGCGCCGGTTGGCCGCCCCAAGCTGCGCCGCCCTGCGGCTGTTGGGCCGGTTGCTGCGCGGGCTGCTGCTGTCCGCCCCAAGCGGCACCGCCTGCGGGCTGCTGCGGCTGGCCCTGCGGGGCACCGCCCCAAGCGCCGTTCGGCTGGCCCTGCGGCTGCTGTTGCTGCGGCTGCGCTGCCGGTGCGCCTGCGCCAGCCTTGCCCGGTTCGTTCCCGTTCATATCGAAGACCTTTTTAACTTCGGTATACTGCGGGTCGTTTTTCTGCGGCCCGACTTCGATAAGAAACGGCAGGTTGTGAAGCTGCGACGAATCGGTAACTTGGAACACGCCGATTACGTGGCAGATTGCCGAAAGCTGGCGATGCGCGATTTCGACGGTCTGTTGGTTGGAATGGTACAGGTTCAGGCGATAAGCGCCGGTCGTGCCCTGCTGCGGGCCGTCGATAATCCGCAAGTTCAGTTGCAGATAACCGCCGTCGTTCGCCTTGTTGGCCTTGACTTCGGAAGATTCGATAATTACCGGATGCTTACCAATCGGCAGGCTTCCGACGCCTTGGGTCGGGTCGTACTGTTGGGCGTTGAACGCTTGGATAAGTTGCATGATGTTTCACCTTTTCGAAAAGTCTTCGCCATTGGTTACGGCGGCGAAGTAAACCGTTTTATTGCATCGCTTTCGCGAACAATGCGGTAAGGTCGGGCTGTTCAAGTTCGTTAAGATTGCCCAAACGGTCGCGCGCGAAAACTTCGGGAATTTCCTTCGTTCGCAGCGCCCGAACCGGCTTCGGCATTCCGGGTACGCTTGCTTCGCCCAAGTGCATAACGTTATCGAACAAATGCGGAACTTTAACGTTAAGGTCTTTGCCCGGAAAGAACGGGCGTTTTTGCATAATCGGTTCGTAAGTAACTTCGCCGTTCTGCAAAATCGTTTGCCGTCCGTTTTCGACAAGGGCTTGTTTCGCAATCATTACGATATGCTTTTGCGGCATGTAATACAAGTCGTTTGCGATTTTCATTACACGTTCGGACATATTGCCGTAAGCCTTCATACCGTGTTTTACCTTGCCCAATTCGTCGGCCAAGATAATTTCGGCGATGTTCGAAATACTGTCAATACCCAACGTATCGAAATTCGCAGCTTCGCGCGATTTCATAAACCATTCGAAGAATTCGACGATAAGCGCGGGCGAATACGCTTCCCATGCGGGAACGTTCGAACCGCGCATGGACAGCATACCGGGTTCGGTCACAAGCAAAACCGGACGCGGCGCAGTATTGATAAGCGGCGTTTTGCCGGAACCGGGCGCACCGAATACGACGGACTTTACGCCGTAGCGGCGGGCCAGTTGCGACGCCGGTTTTAATTGCGACATTTGCATAACTTGCACCTTCGGGAATGGCCCCGGCGCTTGTGGGCAACCGGGGCGGGGTTGTTACTTCGACTTCGGCGCGACAAGTTCAAGCGCGGGCGTTGCTTCCTTCGACGTTACAACTTCGTCGATAAGCTTACGGAACTTGTCGGGAAGGTTCTTGTATTCGGTAACGGAAAGTTCGGGCTTCCATTTTACCAAACGTTCGGCGATAAATTCGCCTTCGGGGCCGGTCTTTTCGATTTTCTGCAAAGCCTTTTCGACGGCTTCTTGGCCGCCTACAAAGCTGCGGTTAATCTTGAAAACGGCTTTCAGTTTGTAGCCTGCGCCAAGTTCGACGTTTTCGGTTCCTTCGCGCAAAGCTTCGGGGTTGAAAGCGAAAGCATTTTTCAGAACTTCGGCGCGCAATGCGGATTCGGCTTCTTTCGCTGCGGCAAGCGCCTTCGTTGCTTCCTGCCATTGCAGAATCAAAGCGTCGCGGTTAGCGTTTTCGTTGAAAGACATTGTTGTTACTCCTTCGGTTGGGCCGCCGCACAATTGCGCCGGTATGTACGAACTATACGACGGCCCTTCGTTGCTGTCAAGCCCCTTTTTCAAGAATTTTTCGTTCTTCGAACAAGTCGCGGTTGTTGGCGTCGAATTCGGTAAAGGCGTTCGGGAAGCGACGACGAAGCTTCGCAATGTTGACCGACTGCGCTTCGCCGAAGTTCGAACCGATGGCACGCAGCAAAAGGGCGTCGTACCAAAAGCCGTCGCCGACTTCTTCGATTGCGTTTACAGCGTCGAAAGCTTCGCCATTCGCAACGGCGGCCAACGCTTCCAACAGTTCGCCCGCTTCGGTCGCCTTGCCGATAATTGCATGAATGACGTTCACGGCTGCGGCGTCGTGTTCTGGATGGTCTGAAATCCAAGCGGGAAGGTTCGCCAGCGTAGGCGCGCCGACTTCGGGCGCAGGAATACCGCAGTCGCGACCATAGAAAAGGGTTTTCTTGATTTCGTCAAGCCGGTTAAGGGCTTCGATTGCTTCGGCAATAGTGCCGACAAAGTACGAAAGCGGTACTTGTGCGCCGTGGTATTTGTCCGACGCGGTTACGTGCGCTTCTTCGATATAGTCGAAG